ATGAAACATGTGCCTGTGTGGATGACCTAGAAACGATACATCGTCCCAGTCGCCTGTTGCTAGCTTAGGATCAGTCAACGCTGCTGGATACTTGTGAATGCCTTCCTTTTGAAAGGTTACCCAAATCTGCCGCCGAGCATTTTGCATAGTTTCATCAATAATTGTACGTTCTTCTTGAATCATTAGATCACCTCATCGTCTGTGTATTCACTCCAGGAAGTGAATACGTTTCTATCCATAAGTTTGTGCAAACTATGGCACCAAACCCCGGGATTGCTTGCTTTAAAATCTTTGTCGTCAATTTTAATCATTGTGTTGTAATTCCACTGTTTAACATAAGGAACAGTTACACGGATCTGCGGAATAAAATTATCACTCTCTATTAGGCCGCCTTCCATAAACCATTCTAAGTTAATGTTGCTCGGAATATCTAAACTACACAAGATATCTAGATCTGTGAACGCACGAATCATTAAATCCCAAGCGTCAAATTCTTCTGTTGTAATAGGGTTGTAACTATGATTAGCACCAAAGAAGATATGTTTGCAATGTTCTTCTTTGTAGATTTCCATAACTTCACTGTGATTCTGAATACCGACTACAAACAAAGTTTTTAGTCCATACGCTGGTGTACGTTCAACTTCGTTACCAATAAACCACTTAACATCAGTATGCCCGTCACGAATCATCTGGAATTCCTAATTCTGCTTTTAATTTTGTTAATTCGTCTTTGACTGCAAGTTTTTTCTTTTTAATAGTAGTTCTAGTTTCAGCAGAAGTACTATCGCTTTCAATATAAGATACCATATCGTGTAAGCGCTTATGTTCTTTAACTAAAAATTCATATCGTGTTGCCAGAGTTGCCATTACTAAGTAATTCCTTCCTACATTACACTTATTATACACTAACTATACCATGCTGTCAAGTAACTCTAGTGCATTTTGGTCAAGATCTATTTCGGTGTCTGGGCTGTCTACTTCAAACAAACTGTTAAACTGCGTTGCTGCGTTAACAATACGTTTACCAGTAAATCCTCTTGTACCTTTAACGGTATCCCAGAACTTGCTGTACTCGTTAATAATGCTCATACTTTTATCAAAGTCTTTAGCTTCAAACACCCGTTCAACTACATCACGGAACAGTATTCTGTCAAATGTTTCGTGCACCAACATAGCAGGGATAACACCAGCATCATATTCTCTGTTAGCTCGTTGCACTGATTCAATGTGCATCCATACGTTATGTCCCATAAGCAATGCATACGAAAAGCTATCCCAAGAAGTTTTGCCTTCTTTGCCAATTTTGTTTAGCATACCAGGGGCATAATGACACACATCTCCAATAGTCATGCGCTCAGTAATTGGGCTGTTTTCAAACAGCTTGTGTACACCGTCTTTGAGCACTGCATCACGGAATGGGGTTAAGTCTCCAGCGTATTTTTTGTTATCAATAGTGGGTTCCATTTGGTAACTCCACTTGCCGCGATCTTCGATGCGGATACTGTTGTATACTTGTCCGTTTGCTGTTGCAAGAAACGGGCTTGCGCAGTCAAAGCTAACAGTAAAGTTTTCATTGTGGTGACGTCTAACACTGCGCTGAATATCTGTAAGCAGCACAGCCCATTCTAGTTTACTTGTTCCCAAAAAGTGCATCCAGTCGTGCTGACCCTCCTCGAGCAAACCTTCGTGTATAAGCGTAACCAAGCGTTTTAGTACTAAATGCACATCACACATGTTCTGTCCACCCATTGACCACCCATTGAATGGATTATCCATCTTGTCACTACAAAAGCCTTTCATCTGATCATACCAGTGATCTGCTTCGTGGTGATTTGATCCTTGCAGCACGTTTAGTATTTTTAGATCACCGCCGCGATTGGCCATCCAAAACTCGTTGTTATAATGTGTTGCGCTAACTGCATCATCATAACTGCGAATACCACATAGTGCACTTGCTTTTTTATCCAAGTAAGTCCATGTTGGAATATCCATAGTCATACCGTGTGTAGCAATACCCATTTGCCAAGCAATAACTTGCTCACGCTTTTTTTCAGCTGTTTTATCTGCAGGATCATTCCATTGTGCAGGCCAAACACCTTTTGCAATCTGGAACCCACCTGAATCAGCAAGCATGATACTGTCTGCTTCCCGGGCACGTACCATTTCTTCTTTTGGCACATGCTTTGTAACATCTAGATCAGCATGCCCAGCACTGTACAAACTATACTTGTAAGGGAACAAAGCTTCTTTGCTGTTAAGCCAATTCAGACTTTCCATGTTAGGTATGCCTTTAGGCAATCTATCGCCAATTACGCTTTTTACCTGGTCTGGGTAACGTTCCTTGCCAATGTATCCAGCATAGAAGCTACTGATAGCCGGCAAGAATATTGCATAGTCTTTTTGTTTTTCAGTTAAGTTGTCTTGTTCTATCATTTTAGGCCTTCAAGTTTATAACAGCTAGGGCTAATTGGTGTCCATTGATAATGATCGTTTACTACAGTATCCACCGTGACGTATTGTTGATCTTCGGTGAATATACTCCATTCAGGAAAAATATGAAAATTATGATCCTCAAGGTGCACCAACTTGTTAATACCCATTGGACCATAATGTATACAAATATTCCAAGCTGCGCCGACTATAATCCAATTGTTTGTTTTGTGTTGGTGTTCCAAGAACTCACTAGGACTATTTAGGTAGATAGTATCATTGTCAAACGTTTTTTCTATTATTGGATCTATTGGGCTAGACTCGGTCATACCACAACAGATTTTACTCACAATAGTTAAATTGTCTAATTCGTTGACAGCACGTTTATAGAACTGTTTGTGTATAGCCTCATCACGCATGCCATTTACGTTAGGACCCACTGTCCAGCAATCAATGAATACTACTCCCCAGGGCATTACTTACTTTGCGCTGGTAGAATGTAGTTGTACACTGCAATACCACTATCAACTGTGATTTTAGCAGCGCCGAGATCTGAAATGCGCACAGTTTTATCACCAGTTAGATTCATAATTGAGATAAACTGCGTAACTGGCCAACTCCATGTACGTGCCAAAGTTCCTGCCACATCGTGCTGAAACACAAAGTCACCGGCATGTGTACTGTGATCACCAAACAAAAACTTTAAGTGCCCATCTTCGGTTTTAGTTTGAAAAGTTAACTCTTCGGCGTTTGCTTGTGCTTGCATTTTTAATCGCATGATGCTAGCAGTCGATGGTTCAAACTCAACTGCCCACGGAACGTCTTTCATCTTAGCATTTTTAAGCTTTTCGTTGACAATCTCGCTTACCATAAAGCGATAATCGTTTTTAAAGTCGCCTGCTGTGTTTTTAAAATGCAAACCAACCGGTGCTGATTCACCGTTGCGCTCTTGGCGTTTTACAGTGATTTCGGCACCCTCTTTATATTCAGCAATGTTCAGTAGGACTTTTAGTTTTGCTAGGTTGGGCATACCAAATGTTCCCATAAATTCAGCAACTGGTTTGTGAAACTTTGCATCTAGCACAACACTTTTGTCTTCTGCTAGTCCGATAATATTTGTTTCAGTGTCACTGCCTGTAATTTTAATAAGTTGGATACAGCCCAAATCATGACTGTGTTCAACTAAGTCTAGTAGATAATCTCTCATTTATTTTCTCCGGTGTGTTGCATTAAGTGTTTAATTGCGCCTAGGCTTTGTCCGCCTTTGATACTACTTCTAGTCCCTGGTTTTTGTATTTCTAGCCAGCTTACGTTTTTGTCCATATCAAAACTAGCTATCATGTTAAATCCGCACTGTATGCAAGCCTCTTTTACCAAGTGCCCTGGAGTATAAGTATAGTACGAATTTCTAAAATTGTCAACTCCAATCGGATAATCACAGTTGTTATAGGTAAAAACAGCTACACCCCCTGGTTGTAAAATAGAAAAGATGTCAGCTAGATACTGTTTAATAAGCCTAAGCGGCTTAAAATTAAAGTAATCAATTGCAACAACTAAACCAAGTTGATTAACTGGTAATGCATGCAAGATATTTTCCCCTTGTTCGTCAATAGCGTAGTATCGTATACGCCGCTGGTAATCAGGCGTCCACAATTTTTTAACTTCTTTGAACATATCTTGATGGTCGTCAACTAGATACAGTGGATCACAACTTACTAGATAATCAGTAATATTACCTAGTTTAGGACCAAGTTGCATTGCAGAATACCGCCAGTCAACATATTCACTAATTCGTCCTATAAGAAATGTCTGAGCGTTGTCATCGCCTAGTAGATTTTTGTATCTACTTCGATCAAGTTTATAGTCAGTATTGTCGTCAAGGCCTCTTTGATAAATCTCTTCACTTTTCTCAGTTATGAACGGAAGTTCAATGATATCAAGAGCCTGGTCTAAACACAATCTAAACTGTGCAACGTCTTGATACACCATATCTAGTTCCTTAATTATATTTTTGCTGCGATTTGCTATACTACTTTTAAGATCCTCAAAATCAATATGGTGTGTATTTAGGTTGTTGTTATGCTGTTGCAACAATTTTTCAATTGCATGTCTTGGTTCTTGCAAACTAAGATCAGCTAATAGTCTTTTATATTTTACAAGATCAACTAGGTCCATTATTCAAACTCAAATAAGCTGTTAAACGTATTACTAGTATCGGTTTCCTGTGCAAGATCCCATTGTAGTACACTAAGCAAATTGTCAATTTTCTTGTCCACAACTGCTGCTTCCATTTCAGCATCGTCAAATGGTAATTCTTTGAACCAATTTGGAATGTGAAGTTCGTCTGTTGGATAACCAATGCTAGTCCAGTTAAGTGGATTTGCCTTCAGTTTGCACACAACAGTTTTCATACCATCAATAATGCCTTGCGAATAGTTATCACCGTGCATTTTTTTCATTTGATTCCAGTTCATTGCTGCTCTAACATGCCCTGGCATGTTTGCACGACCTAATCTCTTTTCTTCTGCTGCATACTTGGTCAAGTTGTTAACACGTTTTGGCGCACCTTTTTCCCAAGCAGGTTTTTCTTTAAATTCGTACTTAAAGCTCTTTATCATGTCAATGATCTCATTGCGCTCTGCACCATCAAGCACACGCACCAGCAGTGTCATCAAGAACTTTTGAATCACAACAGGAGTATCACTGCGTTTCAAGTCTAGCCCCATTGCTTTGATCTTGCCTTGCTTCCCTTCAACATCGAGCCGCTTGCCTTCAAGATCAAAAATGTTAATTGCATAACGCTTCTTTGTAATAAACAATCCACGGTCGGCAATACTTTCGCGGCCACCGATGATAATTGCACCATTCACTCTTGGAACATGAAATGCTTGTTCCATAAATCCCGGCCAGCTATCATTTAGTTGATCACTGATAGCATCGTATAATTGAATACAAGTTTCCTTGCTCCATTCCATGTTGCCAGCTTCAACATCTTTTTTGATCGCAGGCCATGCGCTAAAATACACACTGTCTGTATCGCCGTAGATAACGCTGTCTCCAGTATGATCATAGTTGCCTGTGATACATTCGTTTACAAAACTGTCCATGTGATGTGCAATGGCCCTCCCAGTTAGTGTAGTGCTTTGCCCAATGCGCTTATCAAAGAATCGACAGCCAGGATTGAGAATAGCACCATACAAACTATTTAGATTAATCTTCTTCACTAGCTGACGTTTATCTAAAAATACACGTTCTTCTGGATCAGTTGATGCACGAAGTTTTGCCTGAATCTCTTGTCGTTCCCTGTACCAACGTGCTAGCAACCCAGGCACAATGCCTGTTTTTTCATAAGAAAAGATAGTACCGTTTGCGCTTAGTATCCAAGGTTGATTACTGTCAAATATGATCTTCCAAATTTCTGCTGCACTGTGTACACTTTCTTCGCCGTTTTCCCAGTCAATTGTAATTTCAGTGCCGGGTTCTCGTTTCATGACAGCAGTATATTCTAACGCACCAAATACTCCTTCCCATGCCATAGCAAAGCTAGCTTTTTTATCAATTTTGTTTGCAATATAATTATCAGTCATGGTTGGACGCAACTGCCCAACAATAGTTTCATTGCCCATATTCAGTGCACGAATAGCACTAGGGTACAGACTGTTGATATCAATAGAACCGATCCATTCGTGTATGCCTTTTTTAGGATAAGCAACATATGCACCCGCTGCCGCAGTATTTTCGCCCGAGTCCCGTTCACGGCGATTAGGCACAACTAGTCCTTGCTCGTGTGCTTCGTTGATGATAGCTTGTTCAGTAACAGCAACAGCACCCATTGTAGTTTGCAATAGCACAGTGTTTGCATGTGCTAGTTCGTTTGCCAGTGCAAGAAATCGTAGTTTCTTGTCCAGTTTATCAAGTAGCAGTGTATCTTGTCTGTTATATTCAATAAACGTTTTGAAGTTGTGATTGTATAGATGATCCAGTGTACCTTCATACGCAGTTTTGCGCTCGTTGAGCTCGTACTCACCAATGGCATCCAAGCTATAACTATGCCGCTCTTCGTATGTATACTTACGATACAGTTGCATATAGTCCATGTGCACTCTGCCAATGAGATCAAATGTAACGTTTTCTGCACCAAATCGCTCAAACATACGTTTCTTAGGAAGTTGTCCCCACAAACAAAAACGTCTAGTGTCGTCTTTGCTCATTATCATTGCTGCACGGTTAACAGTGTATGGAATATCGTACCCTTCGCTATTCCATCCACTTAACACGTCTGCATCTTCAATGAGATCAAGAAATACATTTAGCATTTCTTCTTCTCGCTCAAACAACATAGTGTTTTCAAACTCGTTGCATATTTCTTGTGCAGTATCCCAACTCATGCCTTTTGGTGGCATAACCAGTGTAACTAGCTGTTCCATCCATTGTAAGTACACAGATATAGCTGTGATTGCATTAAAGGGATCGTTTGTTGGACTGTACCCTCGCTCTGGATCAAAGTCAACTTCGATATCAAAAAACGCAGCTTGCAACTTAGGAGCAGTTTGATCTTTGTAGTTCTCTTCAAAACAGCGAAACACTGGATTGATATCACTTTCAAAGATATTTTTTCCTGAATGCATGCGTAGTTCTTTGCGGAACTCTTTGTTGCTACGAGTGCTTACTCTACTCACAGGATTACCGTAAATGTTTTTGTGTTTACCTCGTGGATCCTCATAATAGAACACGTAGTTAGCCGGATACTCTTTGTATATCCGTTGGCCTTCTACACGTTCTACAACGTGAATACGATCTTTTTCTCTATCAAAGAGTGCGTCAACGTAACTCATAATACTCCTATTATATTTTAAGTTGGTGTGTATGTCAAGTTATTTGATAACTCTATTTAGATCATTTGTTATGCAATGCATCCCTGCATCCCAAAAGTACTTGTGTCTAAACGGAACAACGTGTGTGGTAATACCGTGCTGTTTACAAGTTTCTTCAACTAAATCATTGCGTTCAGCAATTACGATATTAGTTGGATTGATAATTAAGATATTTACACCAAATATTGTTTCGTGTGCATCGCCGACCCATTCATCGAAGTAGCTGTTAACAACTTCTAATACGTTTGGATTTTGATCAAATCCTGGAATATACCATTTACCAGAATTTAGTTTCTTACTAGTTTGAAACTTATTATGCTTTGCATACTGACTGTCTGGCAAATGCAAAACTTCCCATCCTGGGAAACTTTCTTTGTAATCTTCATCAGCAATACTAATAATAAGCCCTTGCGTTACAGGACAATATACTGCATCGCCATGCCCTTGTGCATCTACAATGTAATTGTTAGTGTCAGGAAACAGTTTGTTAACTTCTTCACGTATAGCATCCCAATCATCGTCAATAGTTTGAGTAGCAAAAAACAAGTCGTTACCCAATCGACTTACAAAACATCCACTGATATAACTACATGTTGTTTCTTGTACATCACATTGTGCAAGGATGTCTTTGTAGAATTCTAGTTTTCTGTTATGTTTTGCTTGATCGTGCGCCTGGAACTCTTCCCAGGTTTTAGAAGTTTGTTTTTTAAACGCATGATGCGCATGATTGGCATTTGGTGTCACTGGGACCCAGAGTTTATCATGTATTTGAATAAAATAATCTCTAGGAGTCACTGGCGGCGGCACCCATACTCCGTCAATTTGGCAATCCTCAAAAGTGGCAGGAATAGTAGGACGCAATACTTCTACATCAAAACTTTTCAGCAATTTTATTAATTGTTGAAAATCTTCTTCTGTTTCAATTGCTACCTGTTCAAACTTGGCCCTAGTAGGTGCATGTTCTATCCACTCATAAAAACTTGGAGGGTAAGCTTGACCTACTACGCAAGTTTTAAGAGGATCCCAATGATGATAAACTGAGTACGTTATAGTGTGCGTCCTGCTGTTGTTAAGATTTCTTCTAGTAGTTCTTGGTCTTCTTTTTCAGCCGCATAGCTGGCTTTGTGCGCAATACGAATTGCTTTTTTCAAAACACTGGGCTTAATTTGCATTTCTTCGCCAATGGCTTTGATTGTATCTGATAAGCCTGCGTTAAGTGCTTCAACTTCACTCATGACTTGCATGCCTTCGTTGATAATTTGTGTTAGTTTAGTTTTAGAATTGCTGTCAAATTGCATGTATAGACTCCTTGTGTTTGTTTATTATATAACGGTTATTATGTAATGTCAACAAAATACTGTTCAAATTTTTGCCATACTTACTCATTTGGCTCATGCAAACTTATCCAATATTCTTTCTTGAACAACTTGATTGTGTTTAATGCATTGTGCCGAAAACCCACCTTGAACAATAAATTCAAAATTATGTTTACTGCTTGCAACTGTGTTATTATACATGGTTTGAGCATCAATATCAACAAAACTTTTTATTAAATCAACAATACTATGGTGTCGGGTAATATTTCCTACATCGTTATCAAACTGTGTGTTAAACCCGTAATCAAAATTGAACCCAAGTCTACTTAACGAACCAAGTGTATCGTATTGGCCAACCGGGATTAATGCTGTTGCACTCAATAAGCATTTGAATGTTTTTTCTGTTAGGAACGGCCCTGGCCATGTAAACTTTTCTCCATCAACTTCCATGTGACTGTAATGGAAACTTTCATTAGAAAAATTTACTGCGCATTCCTGGAAGCTACTAGTCCGTGTATTGCTGTGAACGCCATGGTGGTTATCAGTACTGTTATCAAAGTCATCATGGCGAATCTCTTTGCCTCTGTATTTTTGATCAAAAATGTTAATTAAGTTATCTAGTGTGCGATCTCCAAATTTATGTATTCTTCTTTCTTCAGTATCATCACCTAGTGTTAGTAGACAGTCATCCATTCCCAAGTATTCAGCAAGTGCTGTGAATATAACCATTTTACTCTGAGAAGGCCTGTTACACAATGCACTAGCTTTATATTTTATATCTTTATTAGGAAAGTCATTGATGTTATGCCAGCGTATCATCTGCTCACATTGTGTGTGCCATTCGTATAGTGTATAACAGTACACATTATCCGGGGCAGGCCAATTGTAAAAGTTACTGTCACTGAGTACAATAATTGGTGCATCAATCAACTTACTTTGACGGTTCACCCATTCTATGTCTACAGCTTCTATATTAAAACTTACTACATACACACGGTATCCTGGTGGCAGATTATAGTCCCCGGGCCATTGCAGATATAATGCTGCGTATGCATTTCCTAGTTTGCTTAACCAGCTATTATCAAATTCGTTATTGTCAGCGGGCATATCTTTTGTTTCACAAAAAATTGGGTCGGGTATTAACATTTTTTTCATGGGTATCTCTTTAAACACTAGGGTATGGGTATTACTTTTTAGCTTTTCTCAATGATCGAAGCTGTGCTTGCTCGTGTGGGTAACATTATACTGATAAAATTTGTATTCATTGTTAATGGCATTTCTTACAATTACAATGACTGCAAATAACCACTTCACGAACTTCTCCTCCATCACATGCATAATTTTGTTGTAGCATTGTGGCATTGCTGCCACAATGTGATGGGTAGCCGCAAGTCTTACAAGATGCACTACTTTGAACGGTTGAGTCGCCGCCACTAATTACATTATTTGACATTATGCTTGGTGTAGACGTGATGGAACTTTTTCTCTAGAAATCTTCTTAGCATATGTTAAATCTGCGTTATCCACTGGTCCTCTAAAGCCGTAAGATCTGTCCCAGATGTGTTCCCAGCCATTTGTTGTTTTTTTAATGTATGATATTGCTGTGTCTGGGTAACGTACAATACCGTATTCTGTTGTGTCTTCTGCTTCGCTCATTTTAACACAATTGTCTACAGTTTTGCCGCCTTTTTGTTTAGTACCCATACGCTTGTAGCCTTTCCAGCATACTTTACCGTCTACGCCTTTTTGCTTTTCTTCGGGCAGCGTTGTATAACTTGGATTACCGCAGTTTTCGCATACACTAGCTTCGTGTACTGCTTCATTAATACCGTGGTGACGTTTAAAATCAGCAACAAAATCTTCTAGTTGATCACTGCTCATATACCGAGTCATTTCGTCAATGATTGTGCCAAATGGTTCAGGTGGCTTTTCGCCACCTGTCATTGCGTCCATCATATCGTAAAATGCATCTGATGCGGCTCCGACTGCTTCAGTAACTGACTCGTCTGCAATCTTTGCAACGCCTTCTTTGCTGAGCATTCTCTTACCATAGTCCATCATCTTCATGATACTATCGCGCTTAATACCTGTTTTCTTTTCTAATTCTTGAATGTTACTAGCACCAAATACTGTACCATATGAAGTTAGTTCGTTGCCTACTCGACTAAGTGCAGTTGATAGTGCATCATCTTTGGTGGTTGCTGCTTTATCCATTAGCTTACGGCCAATGTCTGCAAGCGTCCGTTGTGCTGGGTTAACTTCAAAGTTATCTGGAATGTCTGCTTCCGCAAATACTGTATTGTCTTCAAATAGGTCTAAAAATTTCATTAGTATTCATCCATGTAATCTAAATTTTGAGGAACAACTCGTTGTAGGAACGACTCGCATGCCTGCACAGCATCATCAAGTTTTCCGAATGAACTTTTTGATTCTTTGCCGTTAACTTTTACTCTGTAACCATCATCTTCGTTGCCAAAGATTTTAATTGTTTTACCGTTATCAGTAGTATAGCTTTTAATCGGCTGTTTAACTACGTCTTCTTTTGTTTTATAGTCAGCATCTTTAAGATAGTCCATAATGCTGCGTTTTTTGCTAACTTGGTCTTCTTTGGTCATTTTTGATAATTGTGTGGGATCAACTGATCCTTCGGGCGCAACTGGACCTTTGTAGCCCGAGTTGCCTCCGCCTGCAACTTGACTGGTGCCCGGGCTTACTCCGTCCCATGACTCTTCGTCTCCTGGATTAGGACCTTCGTTCATGTTACTATAATCATTGTCTAGTGCTTGAAAATCATCATAGCTAATGTACATGTCTGTGTCTGGATCGTAATAGCTACCTTCAGTTGGATCGTAGTAAATTACTTTGCCACTTAGCGTACTAAACGGACCTTCGAGTCCATTCCGGGCTTGGTATTTTTCTCTGTCCATTGGCGGTAAAACTTTGTAGCCTTCTTCCAATTCGTTTTTCATGTAATCACGAGCTGTGTCAAGATAGTCTAGTGCTTTAGTAATCTTTGCTTGTACCCACTCAGGTAAGTTGTCACTGTCAGACAATATACTTTCAAGCTCTAGTGCAGCATCAGCAGCTCTGTTAAGATCGCCTTTGGCCATATCGCCTTCTTGGTCGTATTCGCCTTTGTCTTCAATGTCAACATCTTCACCAACAAAGTAATCACCGTATACATTTTTTTCTTCGTCGCTGCCTAGTACTGGGCTTTGATTAGGCATGTCATATTCAGCTGGTAGACCTTTAGCACTTTCAAATGTTGATCCACGATACATATTTTCGAGGATTGAACTCATGTCATTTGCTGCTAACCCTTCTTTGAGATGGTGAGGCTTAGACGAAGAAACACTTTCTCCGCTTTCTAACTGGTTCATTTTAGCAACTAAGTCTGCAAAACTTGATACTTCTTTTGGGTCTAAATTACTCATTATGCTCTACTTCCTTTTAGGAAACTACGTAGTTGCCATGCATGTTTGTTGTGTGCATCTAATCTCTCTGCAATAAAGTTAGCAATACCTTCGTTCTCTTCACTTACTGCTGATTTGAAGGTTTGATTTAGTATTTGTAACAATGCGCTGTTATCATCATACAGTTCTTGTATCATTAGCATAGCACGTGGTACTTTTGTTTGTCCAGCAATAACACTAAGCTCGCCAAATCTTTCAAATGATCCAGGAGCATAAACATCTAGTGTTCTAACATACTCAGCTGTTTGATCAATTGTATTTTCGTACACTTCGTTGTATAGATCCCCAAAGAACTGATGATACTGAGCAAAATCAGGACCTTCAACATTCCAATGAAAGTTTTGAGCTTTGATTACAAATGCGTATTCAGTTGCTAATAGTGTTTTTAGATCGTCTGCTAACATTATATTTCCTGTTTTATGCTTCTAGAGTATTTACCATAACCATAAGTTAAGTGTGTGTAAAGACTACCCAGGGTGCACTGGAGTAAATCCTGCCATTTTTCTATTCCTTTTTTGTTGCTTCTAGTTTGTATTTAGCAGTATCAAAGGTGTTAGCATACTTGCGCTTGGGTTTTGCAGTAGCTGGTGTGTTACGTCTTACAACATCACCAAAGGGCATTGCAACGCCCGGTGCCATCATTCCTGCGCTGCTTGAACCTGCGCTTGCATCTTCTAATAATTCGTTAATTTTCATGCTGCTAGTACCTCTTTTATTTGTGGAAACAGATTTTGATTTATGGTTTGGTAGTGTTGTTGTTTTTGATCTAATTTATTACAAGTATCTAAGTCAAACCAATCATATAACTTTGTACTTATCTTTCCAACAAACACATCTTCAAGAGTTAGCGTGATTGTTCTTTTTCTAGTGCTAGCATTTTCAACCCAATACCAGTTTTGATTAGTGTACATTACAGTTTGTTTATATAATTGTTCAGCTTGTCCTGAGACTATCCATTCGTCAAATGTTTTGGGCCAGTTTGGGTGCCTTACTTGTGTATAATATTTTTCAATCGCACCGCTTCCGGCTTTTTGGTTTAATAAATCAAAAATTAACTCACATTGCTGCTGATTGTCTACATCATGCGAAATTTTTACAAACCACAATTGAGGATGAATATCTTGCAAAGCCACAAGATTTCTAAAATGTCCGCTATATATAGCATGATTGCTGTCAATCTTCTTAACAAGTTCCAGATTTTTAATTACAGTGAGTTCTTGTTGCTGTCCGTCTATTGATGTTGATGGTGTAAAATGTTGAAATCTCTGTTTTAGTGATTGGTGACAGTCACCGTTGTTTTTGCTGACGATACAATTAACACTAGCAGAATCAAACAAAGACAATTGTATGGCAGCATTAACAAATTCTCCACCAGCCCCTGCAGGATAACATATTGCAATTGGTAAATTATCCAACATTAGCAAGTACCTCAAATGTTTCGTTATCTAATATAGATGCTTGTCCAACAGTGCATTTTAACCCACGCACCTTAAAACTACCTGTGCCAAGATTCTCAATGCGTACCTTGTAGCGTCCGGCAGGGGCATTAAGTTGCAATATTTCAGTTAAGTATTGCGGGCCGCTCCATACATAATTGCGTTCAGTGAACATTTCATCATTGATGTATACTCTATATGCAGGAGGATTAGTCTTCCATTCACAGTATAAATCAAATTCAATTTTTGTAAAATCTGTTGTCATGTTTTTAGTAATGTCTTCTTTTTGTAGGAAAGTCCGATGCAATATGATCACGCTTTAAGTTATCTAAGCTAAATGGATCATCTTGCTCTGGGGGGAAAAATGTATCACTGAAGTCATTGAATACGTCTTGTGCAGATGCTTGTTTGCGTTCAGTGTTAAAGCCTTTAATGAGTAATCCAACAGCCTTGCCAGGATTGCCAGCATTGGCTAATGCTGCTGCTTTTTTAATATCCTCGTCAGTAACTCCACCGTTTGGGTCAATGTCTTTTAGGTCTTTAATAGCTTTTGTAATAGCAGCCATTACATCAGGGCTTTCTTTGCCTTCCATGACGCTATTGCAGTTACAGTGCTTGCAAGTTGGCGGACATTTGCAATCTTCTCTTTTAACATCTGCACCACAGCACTTATCTGAACAATGTGTGTCTTTTGCTTCTTTTAATAACTCATTAATTTTCATTTCTTTTTTCCCTTGCCTCTGCGCATATTTAATTGCCAACGAGCCATACGCCCTTTTTCGCCGTCTGCTTTAGCTGCTTTTTCAAGTTGTGCTATTGTGGCATTTTTTGGAATACCCACACGTTGTGACAATCCTTTGCGCCCTGGATTCTTTCCGTCTGCAAAGTTTTCCCAAAGTGGTCCACTTATTAAGTTATCATCTTGGCTGATTAGTTCATTCTTTATATACGATATAATCTCAGGTGTCAAGTGTCTTGCACGATTAACATTGTTGCTATTAAAAAATAAATGTACTTCAACTGGAATGTCACCAAATGCTTTTGCAATTGCTAGCATACGATTGCGACCTTCGTGATTTAATACTGTCGCAGGCTCACCATCTTCTATACGAATAGTTAAAAACGGGCTGCCAATGCCACCGCCATCACGTATGTAATCAACCATTTCAGGCTCTGGGTCTCTGCCTAGCTTGCTAGCAAGATTAATAAATGTACTTGGTTTCATTTTAACACGCATACCAAAGTAGTCAACATCTTTGTTGTGAGGTACTACACCTCTGCCGTCTTTGTTATCAATGTTAACTTGTTCGTTGATGCCTTCGTCGACAAGGTCTGGATTTAGAAGTTTAAAGCTAACACCTAATCCGTAGTCATCTACATCTAACTGCCAACCCAACTTGTTAGCAAGTTGTTGCGCAAAGCGAGTATACAGTTTGCCGCGACTAGGACCGTCGTCATCTTTGTCTGCACTGAAGTAAAGATGGTCAATGCTGTTTAGATCAACTTTGGAAAGCCAATCTATTATCACTGCTTTAACTGTGGCAAAGATTTGAAACTCTTCTCCGCCTCCAGTTTTGTCAAGTGCGCCTTCAACTTTAAATGCTATAGTGTATCCTGAGTCGTAGCGTTTAAACACTACTTCTAACAAACGACCGTCTGTTGTTTTAGCACTAGCAACCCATGTTCCGTTGTCTTTGCTTATTAGATTATATGGAAATGGATTGTCCAATGCTTCTGTTACTGTTGTTTCTTTGATTGCTGCTTCTGCATAGTATTCGTTCTCAGGCGATGCATCATTGGTGCTGTCAGGCCACCAGTCCAATTCATAGCGTTCGCCATCTTTAAACTGTTTCTTCATTCCAAGTATACGAGCTTCGTATTCTTCTTTGTCTGGTTCTACTCTACCTGCTACTACATCTATTACAAAATTTAGTGTAGTTGCGTTTGCAGTAAGGCTACCACAACGTGCGCCTACCTCATTTTTCAAATGATCAATTAGTATACTACCACTACATTTTGCTAGTTCGTCACTTAGCTCTTCAGGCACTTCTAAATCTATATAACAGTATATAAAGTCATAATGTGGGGCAGGTGATGTATGTAATATATATTCATCTAATACCACAATTCTTTTAAATCCATCCTTGTTATACCAAACAGCTCTTTTATAAGTCAACTCATCGGGCTTTCCAAAGAATTTTGTAAGATGTTTTACATAGTTAACTGGTTCATCATTTTTCCATTGTGATAACGCATTTGCTTCTGTTACTGTTTCTTCTTTGATTGCATTATACTGTGCCCACAAACTTTCCGTTAACCCTAAGTTATAAGCTTTGTTGGCACTAGTATTCTTTGCTGCGGTTGCATGTAACAACGGTGGACTGCCGTTTTTATCAATTTTCATACCTAACTTAGCAGCTTGGCGCTGTGTTTCACCTGGCTTTACGTCAACAGTAAGTGCAGAGCTAAAGCGAGGATCTTTTGCTTGTGCCTTGGTTGGGATGTAGCCGCTTGCTTCTTTTAAACCTTTAGGAATGTCGTCTTTGTATAGAATTTCAGCACGGTCTACTACCACAGCGTCCAGCGACTCAATGCCCGCTTTGCGAGCAGCAGCATATCGGTGATGCCCATCTAGTATCATGTAACCTTGTGCTGTACTGGTTACAATAATAGGATCACCATCCCAGGTGCCTTGCTTCATTTTTAATGCAATTTGCAACAACTGATCGCCGTGTTCTTTGGCTTTCATCTTGTCGTCTGGTTCAAACCCAAACAACTGATTGAGTGGTATATTTTTGGTTGCAGAGCGTTGTGCAAAGCTGTCAGGAATGTCCGCTCCCCTATATTCAGGGTGCGTCCATAATGTAATTGTGTCTTTAGATTCAAACCAAGATGCCTTCATGTCAATATTTATGCTGCTGGGCGGTCTTTCTTTTTGTTGTTAGTTGTAGCAAGAAGTTTAGCCCCATTGGGTGCAGTAACACCTTGTCCAGGGATTTCAATTGCTCCCAAGTTAGCAGCTTGAGGCTCAATAGGATTTGCTTCAAGTTCAACTTTAAGTGCTTGGTAAATGTCATTTTGCGCACTATGGTCAAATACAAAACTGCCACTGTGTTTAAGTAACACACGTTTGTCTACCCACACTTCACCGCCTATGTCGCGCCAGTTTTCGCAAAATGTCCAGTCCTCACTGTAGTAGCGACCTTCACGCACATCTGTATCAAAGTAAGTTTTCATATGAATGTTCAGCGCAGGGTCGAGTCCAATGTCATTGATAAAAGGAACAACTGCTGGGTGATCATCAAGTTTTTCAAACACATGACGCTTGATCAACAAAAAGCCTGTGCCTGTTTTGCTTACTTCTTGTAGTCTGTTATTGTCTTCTGTCTTAGCACCAACAAATCCGTTTACACACCATTTAACTGGTAAAGATTTAAGAGGATACATACCTCCAATAACATCTTTGTCTTGGTGTAGTAACAATAGCAAATGCCATGGTTCCCATCCAATGTCGGCATCAATAAACATTAAGTGTGTTGAATTTGGTGTATTAAGAAACTTTGCTGTCATTGTGTTTCTAGCACGACTAATCAAACTTTCGTTTGTAAGTGTTTCAACAGTCCAGTCTAATCCTAGTTGCCGTGCAGTATTGCTAAATCGAATAAAACTCATAAAAGTTGATTCAGTTAACATACCGCCATAGCATGGCATACAGATATGCACTTTTTGCTGGCGTAAAAAGTCAATATTTACTTTTACTTTGTTTGGATCAAATTCTTCCTCAACAGGAGTAATACTCTGTTGGTCTTCTACATTATTATCTTCGGCCATTGATTCCTCATGGGTTATATTATATAAGTATTTAATGGAGAGTCGTAGGTGGTGCTAAATTAATCAGTATCTTTAACAACAAGACTAGTACGTCGATTGCTCCGCATAAGCGTATTAAATGTGTTAACAAAGTTACGCTTGACAGTGATTCTGTTGTCAATATCTCTCTGAACGTCAGAGTTTTGTTTAAGAAAAATTGTCATGAACTTTGCTGCAACTGCTGGTGTTATATCAATTGTGCTACCATCGTCAAACTTAATTGGAAATGCTTTGTCGTCATTTCTGCTAGCAATGTTGTCTAATACACGCAGCGGTCGACTTTGGTATACATATTCAACAAGTTCATCCTCAGGTAGATAATCTTCTGCTGCCATTGCATCTAATGCATTCTTTTCATTTCCTGGAGAAACATAACCGCTGCCTGTACGTGCAGAACCCACAGTGTGGTTTGATTTATTAGCTTCACGAGAACCTATAGCTGCCCTGGCTACACCAGTTGCTACTCCAGACAATGCCGATCCAACCATGCCTGTGTTAGCAGGATTTATTTTCGATGCTACGTATCCTGCTCCACGGAGAGCAGCGCCAACAATTGGATTTTCATCAACTTGTTGCTCGTCTTCATTTGAGATATCAATTTCAACGTCTTTCTTAATAGGACGTTTGCCTCTTTTATCGCTGAAACGCTGGTACTGCCCGAGTGCTTCAACCATTGATTGCAGTGCGCCACTTTTATAAATGTAATGTTCAAGATTGCTGTAGTTGCCTGATTCTAGTACGTCAGCTAAACTGCGTAGTTTTTTAGCAATATTATCTTTAAGACTTTGTTCATTATGAGTTCCTAGGCCGCCAGATGGCAGTATGTCAACTGTGTCACCTTTGTTAATAATGGTTGCTTCATCAACAGTTGCTAAAGTATTGTCGCCTAGCACTGTTGAGAAAATTTCTTTAGCTTTGTTAACAATTGCTGGGCTTGAATCTCCATACAAGCTTTTAACAAGATTGGTTCTCTCACCGTCACTCATCATTGGCCATTTAGCACGTATCTCAGTAGCACTACTCATTCCTGGACCAAAGCTTACAGTTGGCAAGTAAGTCATAAACCCGTGTTGTGTCATTGGTTCCGGGGCACGTCTGTTTAACGGTTGTAAATATCCAGCACTACCATCTTTCTTTACACCGCCCGGCAGTGGAGACACTCCACTATCTTTATCTGATCTAACAAAAATAAGTTGTGTGTCTGCAGGATTATAATGTTGTGTAATTTCTTGAGGACGAAAAGGTGACTTAACTTGGATAAATCTATGCTTGGGTATGCCTGCAATTTGTGCTAGCTGTTGCTTTAGTCTAAACGGAAATGGCCTTGCAGCTTGGTCATCAGTGGCAGCAATGTATACATCAGCACGAGGGAACGCTTCAACTGCGGCATCGTACAATGCTTTGTGTCCTGCATGGAATGGGTGAAATCCGCCTGGGATGATGACTAATTTTTTTAACATAGTGTGTTTATTCTTCCTAGTAACTTAGTGTAATTGGGCCAATTTCACCGTCTGTGAACTGACTAACAATAGCGCGGATCCAAGTAAACTTTCCGTATACTGTAATACTGTAGTCGGTGGTAATTGCAGTTGATCCATCTACTGCACTGTCCCCAGGAAATACATACACATCAACCCATTCACTATCTGTAGTTGGATTAGTGTCCAATGTGCCTTGTATTGTAACAATACCCGGAAAGTCGTCACTAATAAAGCGAATACTTTGGCTATTACCCTGTCCAAGATAATAGCCCACTGCCTTTTGTTGCGTTCCAGTAATAACCGAAGTGCTAGTGTATGCTGTTGCTGGAATTAGTATAAGGCTGTTTGATTTCATGTTAGTCTGCTTTGATTACTTCTACTAGCACGCCGCCTTGTGCGTTCTCGCTTGCTAGTTGTGTAATTACTGCTTCAAGTTGTGCAATAATTTCATCATTGAGAAGTGTCTTAGCAGGTGAATCATCCTTGACTAGTTCGCTTACTGTAATTGCTATCGATGTTGAGTTTATCTTTGCCATACTGTTATTTATCGCTTAATTAACTTTAAGGTTTTCTTACATGTAGCTGGACAAACTAGCTGTAGCATAGTTATAAAGCCCATATCGTTGTGGTCTATAAAATAATTTTGCTCTAATCTGGTATCTCTAGGCCACTCTGTCAAAAAGAGACGCAGTCCGGGCCCTACACGCACGTCAGGATAATTAAATATAAAATTAGTCAGCCGTTGTTTGTCTGTAATAGCTATGCGCTGATTTTTAAAATAAGTTCTATAGGCGTGCTGCGGGTTTTTTAGTTCAAGTGTACCAACTGCACTTAGTTCAACTTGGGTACTAGCTGTTTCTGTAATATAATCAAATTGAGTAACTGCGTCAATGAGTTTTGTATCATTTGTATACAGGTGCCCGTCGTGGCGTTGTATTGTGAGTCTATTAGAACTAGTATTTGTGTCCACCAAGAAATGCAAGAATTCGTGTAGATTTGTCTTACGTTCACTAGCAGTTCCTTCCCAGTATAAAACACTATCAACTTTATCATTTAAGATAAAATCAATTGCAACATGTGACTTGTATCGCAGCACATGCAAATTGGGCATATAAAATTTTAAAGAATACGAATATTCGCCAAAATATAAGCTAGTACGCTTTACTAATTTAGGACTTGGGCTCGTCATTAACAACTACTACCCCATTCGTATCTATTTCTGCACTAATTGCGTTGGATCTAGGTTTGCTTGTTAGCACAACTCTACATCCTCTTCTTTTGTCATCAAGCCAGTCAGCAGTAACGTGGCAATTACTTAGTTGTTCAAATAAAATCTTTTTACTCAGCGGAACCTTGATTAATTCATCTATCTTACGCCCTAGAGGTCGTGCGCCCATCTTTGGATCGTATCCAACTTCCACTAAGTGGTTAACTAATGCTTCTGTGATAATAAGGTTAATATTCTTAGACTTCAGACTGGTACGCAGCTCGTTGCTAAACTTAGTAACAATTTTCTTAATTGCTAGTTTTTCTAAAGGTTTAAACTTAACAACAAGATCTAATCTGTTTCGTAGCTCGGGTTTAAAAAAGTCCTTAACTGCTTTATCTTCGGCTCCTGTTTTGATTAATTCTTGTCCAAAACCAATGTTGTTATTTTCGTTATCACGTGCGCCTAAGTTTGATGTTAAGATAATGATACAGTTTTTAACATCAACGTTTTTTCCGTTTGCTCCTGAGATTTTACCTTCATCCATCATTTGCAAGAAAATATTTGCTACATCTGGATGTGCTTTTTCAATTTCGTCAAATAATAGCACACTGTAAGGATGCTTGCTTATGTCTGAAATAAGCTTGCCGCCGCCAAGATTACTGTCATCATATCCAACAAATCCAGGAGGTGCACCAAGGAGACTACTAATAGTATGGCGGTCTTGGTATTCACTCATGTCATAGCGTAGCAGTTCCATGTCTAGATTTTCACTAAGCAATTTAGCAAATTCAGTTTTACCTGTACCAGTTGGTCCTAAGAATAGATAAGCACCCATTGGCCGGTTTGGTGTGCCGATACCTGCATAGTTAACATAAAGTCTTTCTAAAACCTCATTAACTACATGATCCTGCCCAAACAGTTTTTGTTTGATACTTGCATCGAGTTCAAGAATTTTAGTACTCATATCTCCTGAAACTTTGGTTTCTGGAATATTAGCAACTCTTGCTACTTGTGTTTCAATTGCTGACTCAGTGACTACAAGTCCTTCGCGATCTTTAACACGTTCAACTGCACATGCAGCATCAATTAAATCAATGCTTTTATCTGGATTTTTCTTATCATTCATGTAACGTGTAGCCAAATCAACAGCTTTAATAATTGCTGTATTGTCAATTTTTACATTATGAAAATTTTCTAAACGTGGTTGTAGTCCCTGTAAGATTCTAATTGTTGTTTCAGTATCCGGTTCGTCGATACTAACTCTATAAAATCTTCGCATCAATGCACGATCTTGCTCAAAGCTTTCGTAAAATTCTTCCCAAGTAGTACTTGCAATTACTTTAATATTACCTTTGGTAATTGCTGGCTTGAGCATGTTAGCAAAATCAAGACTACTACCTCCGCCTGCTCCTGCGCCCTTCATGGTGTGTGCTTCGTCAATAAACAAGATGCAGTTCTTCTTTGCCTCGAGGGCAGAGATAACGTCTTTGAGTTTTTCTTCAAACTCTCCGCGATATTTTGACCCAGCAAGCAAACTACCGATTTCTAATCCCCATACCTCAAACCCTTGTAAGAAAGCAGGAACTGCGTTATTTTTAATGCATGTAGCAAGTCCTTCAGCAATTGCAGTCTTACCAACACCAGGGTCACCAACCATAAGCACATTGCTTTTAAATTTCTTGGCCAGCACAGTAATAATTTCATCTAGTTCAGTTTCACGACCAATCACAGGTTCAAGTTTGTCGTTGTTTGCCAATTCAGTTATGTTAATACAGTGCTCTTTCAAGATAGTGTTGGCTTGAGTTGGTTGCATCTCAGTTTCACCTTTTTGACGATAATGCTCCTGCCAAAACGTTACAAATTCTGGTTTGACCATGCCATGTTTAAGCATAAAGTAATGTGCATGACTATTGGTTTCGCCCATAATTGATAGCCATAAATCAATAGTAGCCATAGTGCGTCTGCCGCCAAACATTACTTGTGTTAATGCACGATTAAACACACGCTCAAGTGCATTAGTTTTTTTAGGTTCAGCTTTAGTGCCGTTATCTGATTTTAGTACTACTAGCGTCCCAAGATAAAATTCAAGGTCCTGATCAAGTCCATCGGGGCTCACTCCATATGCGTCAACACACTCTCGAAAGGAAGAGTGACGCAACAGTGCCAGGCATAAATGTTCAACGGTTACATATGCATGTTTGTTGTTATCAGCGAGTCGAGTTGCCTGGGTTAGAATCGATTCAATTTCCGGATTCAGTTGCATAATATTCCTTTATTTTATTAACTTATTTATTTTTAATGCCTTTTAGTATTCTTATTACTTCGTCAGGTATATTGTCTGGCAGTATTGCTTTTAATTTTACAAAGATATCACCAGTGTTGTGTCCTTCTCTTTCAATGCCTTTGCTGTGCATTCGCATAATACATCCCGGCTTGGTCTTGGGAGGAACAGTTAATCCGTATGTGCGTCCTAGTATATCTGTAATAGTCAACGTGCAACCTAGTATCAGCTGCCAAAAATCAACAGGCTGTTCAATGTGTAAGTCAAGTCCGTCACGGTGCCATGCTGTATGACCAAGTACCCTGAACGTCATAACCAAATCTAGACCACCCGGTCCTAATTTAGGATAACGTATGTGCTCATTGTCGACTACACCTTTTGGTATGTTAATTTCTATACTATGAGGACCAGTGTGCGTTTGTACAGCAAATATTTTTTTTCCGCCTGCTACAGCATCAGCTAGGCTAATTGTTATACTCATTCGTGCGTCTACTGGGCGCTGCGGACCTCGAGCCTGCTGTCCTCCCATTCGCTGACCAAATATATTAAAAATACTATCAAAGTCAAACCCCTGTTGCTGAAACCCACTGTGTCTTTGCGTACCTTGTTGTTGAGGACCGTCAGTGCCATATTGATCATAAGCAGCACGTTTCTGTGGATCCTTCAACGTTTCATACGCAGAATTTATGTTTGAAAATTTATCAGCATCACCGCCCTTGTCTGGGTGATGTTCCATGACGAGTTTACGATAGGCTTTTTTAAGCTCGTCCTCAGTTGTGTTTTTACTAACACCCAATGTTTTATATAGATCTAGCATTATGTTATTTTACGTTAAAGTTTGGTCAATGTCAAGTGATTAGTCTACAGTTAACTCTGGATCGGCATAAAATTCTTCGTAGTAAATAATAATTTGTTTTTGCTGTTCAATGTAGCGTTTTAGTTCTGCAAAATTCAAACCAATATTTTCGTAATCTTTAACACTTAATGCCACATACACAAGGTCACCATTCTTGTCTTTAAACTTTTCAACAAACTCGTCATAGGTTTTGGCTGTAACAACATAGATTTTCACATTACTAATTTGTGCTGCCTTGGGGCGAGCTACAATTGGCGCTGTGGTACGCACAGTATTAGTTACTGTTACTATCTCTGGTTCCTGCCTCAGACTGCAACCCATTAGGGTCAGTAATGTTGCGGAAATCATTCCATAAGTTATCAGTTGCATTTTGCATCCTCAATTCAATTGGCCCAGGTTTCTTTGCTGCCAATGCTGTTAAGTCGTGTTTTCTAAGAGTTGCACGAAGTTCATCTCCGTACTGTTCTGCTGATTGTAAATTCTTTTGTAGTGTTGCATTAAGCTCTGCGTTGCGCACAGCTTCGGCTTGTAGAGTGGCAATACTAGCTTCGCTAATTTGTACTGCTACTTCCATTTTTGCAACATTTTCTCTTGCTATCTGTAAATCACTTTGTAATTTTTTAATCCATAAAAATCCAGTGCCGCCGAGAGCAAGCACTGTCATTATCATTGCAATTTTAATAGCATTGAACATATTTTAATCCTTTAATGTTCTTCCAATTTCTTTGCTAATGCTTTTATTTTATCACTAGCATATGTTTGAAAATATCCTGGAGCAAAACTGTGTATAAAAAGTGCAATCTCTGCTTTTTTTAGTTGTATTAAGAACCACCAAGCAAATTTAAAATGTTGCCATCTTGTCATTCCTGCGTCTTTAAAATGTTGTTTGCACTTTTTACTAAACATGTTTATCCTAGTAGTTTCTCTAGTGTTGCAGGTCCTGCAATACCATCTGCTACTAGACCGTTTGCTGTTTGCCATGCTTTAAGTGCACGTTCTGTACCTGGTCCAAATGCACCATCAGCTCCAATGCCTAATGCTTCTTGCATCATTTTAACACCTTGGCCTTTGCAACCTTTGCGTAATACACCGATGTCATCTACGTCAAAATCATCATCGCCGGCATCTTCTGATAGCGATACTGGGCTACCAAATACTTGCATTGCTTTTGCATAACGCTGTTGTCTGTCTGCAAGCCCGATGTTACCACCATTAATCTTTTTAGTCATGCGTGTTACATCATCTGTGTCAGCAATAGTATTAAGTTTGTTTGTATCCCAGAACCAGCAAGCTGATTCCACTGCACCAGCGGGTGTTGCAACGTATACTGCTGCTGCTTCTGCGCTGATATTAATGCTGCGGCCAAACTTAGTATAGTTCTCACGACCTGTTAATTGCTTTAGTCCACGACCACGGAACAACCAACCATCACCAGGTTTTATATTGCCCATTTTGTATTTACGGAACTCATCCATATACACATAGTTTGCAATCTTTTCTGGGTTACGTGCATACTCTGCTGCATTGCGTTTTGTTCCGCCTGTACCAAAGTAACGTCCAAACACTGCGTTAAGTGATTTTTCACTGTAGTTTAGATTTTCTTGTAACGACCGAAAGTTGTTTGATTCGTGTGCGCATTGGCTAATAAAATGTGCTGCTCTCCCGGCAGTGTTAATCCCATACTTAGGCATTACTGCAACCAGGGCCTCATGCCATGAATCCACATCTTTATTTCCAGGTATTAATTTAGCTAGATGATCTTTTTGTAATACAAAACTCATTTTTATATATCCTCTATTATGTAGGTATTTATATGTTTCGTTTGCACCGAAACAAGTTATCGCTATCGCTCAAACTTCTTGTTTTAAAATAATAGAAGATAATAATATTGTTTTATTTCATGTAGATCGTTTCAGTCAGACGGAACCTGTTACGGCCCCATCATCTCAAAGATAAACTTCATGTGAGTCTTATCCAGCCGAGAACTTGGAAGTAGGTGTTTATTATACTGCTACACACTGGGCTCTGATCTTTCCCAACCTACATCGACATCGCTGTTTCCAGCTACCTCTTGCTTCGTTCCTGTGCAAAGAGTTTTTGTGTGTAATGTGCAGTTTTTCAACAGCCAACATGCTGTTTACGTCAACCAGTGAGCCCAATTGGTTTGATGGCTTCCACACTCTGGTGTGTCGATCAACGTGTTACGTGTGCTCCTATACGGTAGCCTTTTCCACAGCGGAATTACTAACTGGCCCGCCAACCTTGTGTGTTGGATTATTAAAGATGTAGTTTGTTTTTTAGTAGATAATCTGCTGCGGCTGCATGTGCATCTTCTAACGGATGCCCCTTTGGGCCGCATTTAAAATTGTGAGAATGACTCCATTCAAGAAACGTTTGGCCGTCAAACTCTAATATACACGGAACTACTTGTTTTTGCAACTGATTAATCGATTTGTGCCAGGAGAGGCCGCCGCTACCTGGTAATTTTGAAAAAGAGTCTGCAAGTGTAGATTTATATCCTGGGTCTAAACAAGTCATGATAAATTTAATATTATTTTGTTTTAACAGTTGAATAGTACTGTGCATCTGTTGTAAATTTCTATGTAAATTCCAAATGTCACTGTCAATATTTTTATAAAAATAATGATCTAGTTTATTGTTGTGCCGCGGGTGTGTTGTTGTCCACGTGTTATTATGAATGTTAATATAGTCAAATCTCTCAAACCAAGTCCAGTTCACAATAAGCACGTTATCTTGTTTGCTGTGTCCGATGGCTGCAAAACTCATCCATTGGTTGCCCCGGCCGCCAATCGCAGTAATATTGTAATCAATGTTTAATGACTTTGCAATTAATGCGGGCCATGTGTGTTGACTAAAGCTCAGCTGATTTGCAAATACTTCTTGTTGGTCTGAACAATCTGCTAATTCATCGCCGCGGGTAAAACTATCACCAATGGCATACACACCTTTATACGGCATTTACATTCCAGCGTTGGTTAAAAGGTTTCTAATGTCGTTTGCTTTGCGTTTGTTGTATATAGTCTTAGTAGGAAGCCCTGCTGCAATTCTCATTTCATTGAGCGCAAATTGCTCGCGTTCTCTATATATTTGTGGACTTTGCGGCACCAGTTCAGCGTAATTTTCAGCCGTAAACGGGTACTCTTCGCCTTTGTATCCCATTATCCAGTTGTCGCCTTTGTATTCAGTTAGTGTATCAAAATCGTCAATTAGTGTGCGCAGATTGTCACCAGTGTAGGTTCTACGTTTCATTTCTACATACACTAGATAACGGTTTGGTTTAACTTCGCCTGGACTCATATCAGCGTCTAGTACAAAGTCGTATCCTTTTTCAAACCAGTTAACCAAGTCCGTTGCTGCTTGGCGATCCCTTACGTAAAAACTAGCAACAACAATTTCGTCATCGTCGCCCATTTTAGATGAAAAGTCGTCAATGTAAACTGTATTTTTCATCAAGCCGGAAAGATCTTTGTAGCCTAAGCCTTCAGTGAGATTAAGTTTATCCATTTAGACCTCCATCTCTTCTTGTGATTCTTGATCCATAACCTGCTGTTGATCGAGGTCCTGTGCATATGCATCGTCGAGATCTTGTAAGTCCACAGTTTCATCTTCGATTTCAACAGATCCAGTTTTTATGTCGGACATCAAACTTCTAGGCATAATAATTTCTACTAACCATACAGGCTTCTCAATAAGTTTAGCAACTTTTGTACCAGGCTTAAAATCGCTGGCATTTTTCATTTTAGCCGGAACTTTCATTTTAGTTTTTAGAAATGATACTTCGCAATCAAACGGCAGCAAGCGCAGTGCAGCACGTGGATCAGGCATTAGTTGCGCAGGCCATAAAAATGTACATGAAGTTTTATAAGGACCTTGCTCTGGTCCTGCAACTAACTCGCCGTACTCCCAGTTACGAAAAGCAAAAATATCAAGCTCATTGAGAACTCTTTCAAAGTCCAGCAATACATTCATACTGCCATCACTCATGTAAATGCTTTTAATATTATCGGCAATCATCCAGTAATCCTGGTCATTTTTAAAAATATCTGAATCTAGTGTTTTCATAACAGTATTTAGCACAATTGGCAGGATGTGGAAATTTGTGTTTCTGTGTTGTTGGTCTTTTATTTATCTGAGTAATATGCGGAATCAGTCCTGTTATATGTCAACGATAATTGGCCTAAATATTAGTGAGGGTAGCAAATATTGAAACATAGGAGATACAATGTCAAGAGCTAAACGCAAAGCAAAATACCATCCACGTGAAGACAATACTATAAACTTTAATCAAGCAATTAAAAATCGCAACATTGAGCTCAGACCTAAGTCACTCAATCAAGAAAAACTCATCTTAAACCTACTAGACCAATCACAGTCAATTGTGATCGCAACTGGACCAGCTGGCACAGGTAAAACCTATCTGGCTATGTTAGCAGCAATCAAAGCTTTTAAAGCAGGTAACTGTGAGCGCATTGTGTTAACCCGCCCGGCAGTAGGAGTAGATGACGAAAAGCACGGGTTTCTTCCTGGAGACTTGAATAGTAAAATGGAACCATGGACACGCCCGTTATTTGATGTATTGCGCGAGTATTACACAGCTAAAGACATTGAGCAGATGCTGGAATCGCAAACTATTGAAATATCACCATTGGCGTTCATGAGAGGCAGAACATTTAAGGATGCCTGGATTGTTGCAGACGAAATGCAAAATGCAACTCCAAGTCAAACAAAAATGCTTATGACACGCATTGGTGAAAATAGTAAAATTATTATCACAGGTGACGTTGAGCAAACAGACCGTAAATTTAAAGACAACGGGCTAATTGATCTATGTGCAAGATTAGAAACAAAACAGTGTGCAGGAATTGCAGTATGTTATATGAGTAATGCAGACATACAACGACACCCAATCATTGATAGTGTACTATCGTTGTACTCAACATAACAACAAACAGGAAGGGTGTGATTTAGATACACCCTTCCTTATTACTTAATAGTTTGTATGCACACTGCGGTAACTGATCGTTTGCGCAAAGTAGCAGCAGCTTCAGCGCAATCTGCTTTGTTTTCAAATGCACCGTACAGAGACGCTTGTGCTGTTACTACGAGTATTGCCCACATTATATTGCTCCGTTTTTATTGGTTGACATATTCTTTATTCTCTTTCAAGTGCCATTTTTCTATAACAGGCAAGCCAAACTCGTCCTGGTCAATGCACACATATGCCACAGTCTTTTTCACATTAGCATAGCGGAAGCCTTGTCCTACAACATCGCTTACCCAAACTTTGTGTGGAAAATCTTCTCCTAAGTGTGATATCGTTGGCTCGTCATTGACGGAGTATTCAAAATAGTTGCCTATTTCTTTCTCTACGAAACAACCGATTGGATCTTTTGTGTGTGTCCAGTATGCCATTTTAAACAGTCCGTTCATTAAAAATTTTAACTAATGTTTGTTGTATTACAAACATCAATTATGATCCTGTTATCAACATCAGTGCGCCGTCGTCTTGCAGTTCAAAGTTTTCAATAAACATATGATGTGTACCACTTTGCTTGATACACGAATCAGCAGCAGCCCAAAGTGATTTAATTTTACCGTTAATTGCAAACGAACTTACTTGTGCACTAGAACGTTTACCGCCATCCTTGAGGTCAGCATTGAGATCTTCCATAGTTGCATCTGCGCGAACATATTCATAAACAACTTTGTATTCACGGTTACGTAGCAATGCTTGATCAGCTAACATGCTGCCGCCGTCTCGGATATCCCAAATAGATTGCATACCAAGGTCACTGCGCATGTCGTCAAAGTGCTCCATTGCAAGTGTATCAACATCAGTATCTTCAAATTGAACAAATTCCATTGCGATAGTTTCTGCGCTAACATCTTCAAATTTTACAGTTGTATCTAACATGCTTACTACCTTTGTTGCTTACTATACATATAATATAGCATCGTTGTGCTAGTTTGTCAACCTTTATTTTAATCTAAATCGCAAACCCATCCGCTGCGGCCTTCGTATTCTGCAACCAATGTTCCGCCTAGTCCAAATGGGCTGCGGATCTCTGCTACTGGCTTGCCGCTGAACTCACAGATTGATTGTCCTAGCAGCTCGACCTGCTTAAAGCCTTCGTCTGTGCCATAGCCGCGGTTTACAAAGTGTACGTTCAGTTCTTGCATTGTGTTTGCCCTCTCAGTTTGTTAACTTATACATATAATATAGCATATACAAATACAGTTGTCAACCAAAAAAAGGCAGAGAGTGTGAAAAAAATCCGCACTCTCTGCCCGCTCTGGGTGCTCAATCACTGTTTACTGCGAGTCTTACTCAGCCAGTGTAGGCCAGTGCGCCTATTCTTTATATGGTATTAATTTTTATTTTTACGGTCTCGCCGTGCTTTTGCGTATTCATTTTCTGTTTTAGTAGTTACTGTATCTTTTACAGCCTTGCGTTTAGCACGAGCTGCTTCACTTTTGCGCAAACGTTCTGCTGCTTTTTCTTTTGCCATGTCAGCAAATGCATCAATATTATCTTTGCTTATCATATTATTTCCTTTGTTAAAAGAATAAGAATAGTGCTGTGATTGGTATTATGACATATAGCACTAGTGCTATCGAATTACTTACTAGCGCCCAAATATGTTTTTGTAACATGTTATGCAATCTCGAGTGCTAGTAAGTCTTCTACACGATCAAACTCCAAGTTACCATTGGTAACAATCCATTCGTTGCCGTTCCATAGGTAAAAGTATTCACAGTTGCTCATTGCAAGGGTGGTAACAAAGTCGTCAACATCAGTGAATGTCTTTGCACCTACCTCAGTCTCGCCTATGTCTCGACCGTAGTATACACGTTCGTTAATGTCGCTACTAAGTGAGCTTAGATCGCCAAACTCAACTAGCTGCCATACCATTGATTGATCTGTGTAAGATTCAACCAAGATCTTACCGTTGTTTGATACATAACCGTCCCAGTGACAGTAGATGCCTCGGACTTCGCCTGTTGGTAGCTTGTAACCTATTGCGCTTCTAGTGCTCATAATCATCTACCTCTTTTTTCATATTTTTAGAATAATTTGCCATTCGGGCATTGTATCGCCCTTCGGACATAGCAATATTATCAAACACAGTGCCCCAGTAATTTCGAGCCCAAGCACTTAGATTATCTTGTTGTAGTACACGCAAAACACCCGCCTTGCGCCTTAATTGTGTTATCTCATTGAATGATGTAATCATAATACTTCCACCGGATTTTTGCCACTAATCAAAACTATCTTTTTAATAATGGAATTGACTTCACTTTCTTCCAAATAACCTAGAACAGTATCGCCGTTGGTAATACCGGGAAGTTCTGCCATTTTTCCATTAACAAACGGAGCAATCTCATACAAGTTGTGTTCTTTGCCATATCCATTGTTAATAATGCTCAGGCTATACTTGTTACTAAACTTCAGCACAATCTGTGTTGAATTAAATTTAAAGTCTGCGAGTTTCATATTACCCCTCAAAGTATACGTGAAGATTATCGTATATTGCATCGCCGCCGTTCATCAACGCAACCCCATCAATGAGGTAAGTCATAGTAGTATCTTCGACTACAACTTGAATATCGCCGCCATACTTAACACGGGTATCTGTAATAGTACCTAGGAAAGGAACACCGGCTGCAAAGCCACTAACTTGTGAACCAGTTGCGCCGTATACATTGTTCATATAATCGTTCATTTTGCGTTCCTTTGTTAATTTTAATAAAAACGTGTACTAACTTATTACATGCCCAAAAAATCTTTTTTCAAAACTTCCAATTGTTGTACAGCATTTGGGTACCGAGAAAGTAGATCAAACTCCATCTCAATCTGTGTTTCGGCTGCCGCTTCTTCGCTACGCTCTGCCTTGATAGTATCTACAATTTCATCAAATGATTCATAAAATGTTGCATCGTCTTTCCAGAATGAGCGACACTCAGCATACGCATCAGCGTCTACAAAATTCCAGTTGATTGAATAATCTTCGTTGAGGTTTTCTGATTTCTCAACTGCGTCACGGATTTCGATTTCAAGCATTGAATGTATCATGGTGTACCTTCTTTGTTACTACCTATACACATTTATAGCATATAAGAAATCAGATGTCAACCGTTATTTTTGAAATTTAAGTGTATATTTTTTACCCTCAGTGCGAAATGTAACAGTGCTGTGGCTGTACACTTCACGACGGCGTTCTTCGTAACGTGTTTCAGTTTGGCATTGACGCTGCACACCGGCTTGGTTGTTGGAGTTGTTGGTAATAACTTCAGCACCTACAATAGCACCTAGCACAGTTGCTACATCTTTGCCGCTGCCGTTGCCAAACTGATTGCCGACTACTCCGCCAATGATTGCACCAAACAGTGTGTCTACCGGAGTGGCACCATTGCGCCTTACGTCCTTGCACACTTCGACGCTATAAGGAGTTTGTTCAATCACATTTTTATAATGATCTCTAACTGTTTCTGCAAATGATGCATTTGCAAATAATGTAATTAGTGCTGTTACTGCTACAAGTTTCATTGGCATGCTTCCTTTATCATCCTGATGTTGTTACTTATCTGGGTGTTAAATTCTTCAGTGTTTTGATGGGCATACAACCCCTCGGACAACGCTCTGCTAAAACTGGCAGTCACATTGTTATTGAGCCCAAGCTTGTTACACGCCTCGTTTGTACTGTATCCACCGCTTAGGAATACAACCTTTTCTACATTGTGCTTAACTGTTAAGTTGTGGTACAGGTTAGGAACTTCGGGGGGCGTTAGTTTTAAAATTACTTTGAAGTCTTTTGCTAACAGATAGACTTCCAAAAGGTTATACAATTGCAGTTCAATTGCTTCTTTATCAGGATGATCAATAGGTACTTCAGGTTCAATGATTGGCACAAGACCGTATTCGCTAATAGTGCGGGCAAGTGTAAACTGTTGTTTGAGCACAGGATCAATCATTCCTATATTGTGTATGATACTACGCATCTTTGTACCATAAATTTTAGGACCAATGCTTGCATTATTTGCATCAGTAGATGTAGCAAACTCTAGCATTTGTTTTACTGGAAATTGTCTCATCATGCCATTGTCAAGACAGCCACTATCAATCTTTAAAAATGTGTCAATACCCATTTCATCCAAGACGTTAACCATGCCACGTTCAACTGTGTCTTTGTATAGGATTGCTCCCCAGATGTTTTCATCGTTGAAGTCAGGGCTGCTGACCATTCGTAAACGCATAGCATGCACTGTCTCCATCTTGTTTGATTCGGTGTAAGGGGCTTTATAC